GCAAATGCTGTAACTGCGATTTTTACAGAGTGTACAAATGCGTTGATCTGTCTCATTTTAATGACCTTCATACAGAAGCAAGATGCATGGCTTTGGGAATTGAAGGAAAAATAATTCTGCACACTGGTTGCTGGAGCAAAATGGTAGAAGATGAATACAAAAAAGCAGCTATTACAACACCGTCATGGTGCCCGAGACGAAAACGTGGATACGATGATATGATCCGCACTATTAGGGGGTGATCCAATGTGCAAGAGAATCATCCCCGACATCCCGCGGGCGAGGGCCCACTGGGAGCGCCGGAGCAATCCGATCCCGTACCTGATGGTGCCCATGAGCAACGGCGACACCGTGCGCTATAACCCGGAGATCCTGCAGCCGGCACCCGTGCTGAAGGATCAGCTGGATAAGTTTACCGATCTGTGTATCGGCTACGAAAGGAAGGAAACGGAATGAAACCACTGTATGAAATCGACCAGGCGATCCTGGAGTGCGTAGACCTGGAGACCGGAGAGATCATCGACCCTGAGAAGCTGGACGCCCTGCAGATGGAACGCGAAGCGAAGCTGGAAGGCGTGGCCCTGTGGGTGAAGGACCTGAAGGCCGAGGCGGAGGCCGTCAAGGCAGAGGCCGACAAGCTGACCGCCCGGAAGAAGGCGCTGGAAAACAAGATCGACGGGCTGAAGAACTGGTTACTGTTCGCCCTGGGCGGCGAGAAGCTGAAGACGCCCCGGTGCAATGTATACCAGACCCACAGCCAGCGGGTGACCATTGTCGGCGATGAGAAGGATCTGATTGCCTGGCTTGAACGGAACACGGAAGATCCGCGGGAGTTTATCCGATACAAAGAGCCGGAGCTGCGGAAGGATGAGATCAAGAAGGCCCTGAAGGACGGGAAAGAGATCGAATACGCGAAACTGGAAGAGACGGAAAGCGTGGTGATCAAGTAATGAACATTACCAGAGGACATATCAAGTCTGCCATCAAGGTCGGGATCTACGGACCGGAAGGTGTCGGAAAGACCACGCTTGCCGGAATGTTCCCCGGTGCCGTGTTTGTGGACACAGAAGGCAGTACGAAGCACATGGACGTGGCGCGGTTCGACCCGCCGCAGGATCTGAACGACGTGCTTGACCAGATCAACTGGGTGCTCGGCAATCCGGACAAGGTCGGGACGCTGATCATCGATACGGTGGACTGGTTGGAGAAACTGATCTTCAACAGCGTATGTTCCGAAAAGAAGATCCAGAACATCGAGGACATCGGCTACGGAAAAGGCTATGTCTACGCGAAGCAGAAGATGCAGCAGATCCTCGAAGTGCTGGACGCGATCGTCAGCAAGGGCGTCCATGTTGTCCTGGTCTGCCACAGCATGATCCGGAAGTTCGAACAGCCGGACGAGATGGGCTCTTATGACCGCTATATGCTGAAGCTGAACGAGAAGAACATCGCGCCCATCGTCAAGGAATGGCTGGATATGCTGCTGTTCTGCAATTACAAGACGGACGTGGTCACGGCAGCGGACGGCAAGACCAAGAAGGCCCGCGGAGGACAGAAGCGGATCATGTACGCCAACCACAGCGCGTGCTGGGACGCGAAGAACCGCTTCGGACTGCCGGATGAAATGCCGATGGAATACGACCAGATCGCTGATCTGTTCGGTGAGGCCGCACCGGTCAAAGCCCAGGAAGCAGAGGTTCCGAAGTCAGAAGTGAAGACGGAGCCGGTCGAGGTGAAACACGACGCACCGGCCACCGTGGCCACTGCCTCAGCACTGCCGGCAGCGAAGAAACCGGCGAAGAAGATGCTGGAAAAACCCAGCGTCCGCCCGGACTACCTCCACAGCGACAATCCTGAGAAGGACGCCGCACTGGAGACCCTGTGGCAGCTGATGGTCAAGGATCAGGTCTATGATCCGACGGTAATCCAGGCGGTTGTGGCTGAGAAGGATTATTACGACCTGACGACGCCGATCCGAGACTATGACATCGACTTTATTGAGGGATGCCTCATTGAAGCGTGGCCGGAAGTCAACAAACTGGCCCAAACCAAAATAAATGACCTGCCCTTCTAAGGCAGAGAAAAGGAGAAAAAACTATGGCTAACGAGAATCTGAAAACCTATGACTGGGACGACGTGACGGAACTGACCGAGGAACAGGAACGCGGAGGGCAGGAGACGGTGATCCTGCCGGACGGAAAGTATCCTTTTGAAGTGATTAAGGTCGAAAAGGGATGGTATGACGGCGGGAGCAAGATCCCGGCTTGCAATATGGCAAAAGTGTTCCTCCGTGTGGACGGCAGCGAACTGGGCACCAGCCTGGTCGTCGAGAACATTTACTTGGCGGAGGGCTTCGAGTGGAAGGCCGGCGCCTTCCTGCGGTCCATCGGAATCCGGAGCCACGGCGACAAGCTGGAATTCAAGAAGCTGCTGCACTGCGACGGCGAGCGCGGCCGGTGCGAGATCTACGTTGACGAATACACCGGCAGGGACGGCCAGACGCGCCAGAGCAACAAGCTGCGGCGGTTCTTTGACAAGGAAGAGGAAGCTCCGAAGAAGGCCTTCAAGAAGGGGGCGTTCTGATGAGCGCACCGAAGTACATCGCCCACGGCGGGTACGTTCGGAAATACGATCGGTGCCCGAAATGTAACAGCAAAAACATCTTTTATACCTACGTTGTCTGTAGCAACGACAGCATACAGTACAGATGTGAGTGCCATGACTGCAGAGCATGGTGTCCGGTTCCGCATGAGGAAAACATCGACCGGAATTGCATCGAAAAAAACAGACGCGCGACCTGGTCATATCAGGTCAGGGAGCGTGACGGATTCAAGTGCAGACTGTGCGGAAGCACGGACGAGATCGAAGCGCATCACATTGTGCCGTGGGACGCAGATCATGGTCAACGCTTCAATCCGGAGAATGGAATCACGCTTTGCCGGCTGCATCATGACAGAATCCATACATGGCGCAGGGATCACGGGGAGGAATCTGCATGATGGACATCTCTGAAGCCCGTGAAATTCTGAAGCATATCCCATGCGCTTCCCTTAACTACCAGGAATGGACGAATGTAGGCGCGGCCCTCCACAAGGAGGGCCTGCCCTGCAGCCTGTGGGATGAGTGGAGCCAGACGGACGGATCCAGATACCACGCCGGCGAGTGTGAGCGGAAGTGGCGGACGTTCGGGAACTATGCCGGCACAGAGGTCACAATGGGCACGGTGTACCACATGGCCGTCGAGTACGGCTACGATCCGACCGCCGGGAAACGGACCTACGGCTGGGATGATGTGATCACCTTTGACGGCGAGCCGATCGACACCAGCGGATGGCAGCGGGAGGACACAAAACCGCTGACACCGCCGCCGACAAAGGACAGCTTCAGCCCGGCGAAAGAGGCGAGCGACTACATCAGCGCCCTGTTTGAGCCGGAGGAAAAGGTCTGCTACATCACAACGGCCTACCAGGACGAGGACGGCAAGTACAAGCCCTACGGCAAGACGTCATCCCGGACGGCGAAGCAGCTGCTGGACAGCATCAAAAAGCACCCGGATGACATCACGCTGACCTTCGGCGATTATACCGACGCGGCGGGCGTCTGGATCTGCTTCAACCCGATGGACGGCGAAGGCCGGAGCAACAAGAACGTCACCAGCTACCGCTACGCGCTGGTCGAGAGCGACACACAGGACATCGACACACAGTACCAGATCATCCAGGACCTGCGGCTGCCGGTGAAGATGCTGGTGCACTCCGGCGGGAAAAGCCTGCACGCGATCGTGAATATCGGCGCCGTCGACTACAAACAGTACCAGGAGCGGGTGGACTTCCTGTACACGGTCTGCCGGAAGCACGGGCTGGTGGTGGACACACAGGACAAAAACCCGAGCCGCCTGAGCCGGTTCCCCGGATTCCGGCGCGGAGAAAAGCTGCAGTACATCGTAGACCGGAACATGGGCCTGAGCGACTTCGTGGAGTGGCAGCACTACATCGAGGACGAGATGGTCGAGCCGCTGCAGGTGCAGAACCTGGCACAGATCTGGGACAATATGCCGCCGATCAAGCCGGAGCTGATCGAAGGCATACTCCGGCAGGGGCACAAGATGCTGCTGGTATCGTCGAGCAAGGCCGGGAAGACATTCGCACTGGTGGAGCTCGCGATCTCCATCGCGGAGGGCCGCCGGTGGCTGGGCTTCCGGTGCAAACAGGGCCCGGTGCTGTACCTGAACATGGAACTGGACGAGGCGAGCTTCGATGACCGGATAAAGAAGGTCTACGACAAAATGGAGCTGACAAACCCGCACCGGGAGAACATCGACATCGTACACCTGCGCGGGAAGGTCGAGGTGCTGGACAAACTGATCCCGCAGATCACCCGGACCATGAAGGCGAGGGAATACGCCGCGGTGATCCTGGATCCGACCTACAAGCTGGGCATCGGCGACGAAAACGCCGCAGAGGCGGTGATCAAGTTCACGAACGCCATCGACAGGATCGCGAACGCCGGCGCCAGCGTGATCTACGCGCACCACCACTCAAAAGGCGCCCAGGGAGCGAAGGCGAGCATGGACCGGGCCAGCGGCTCCGGTGTTTTCGCCCGGGACGCTGACGCGCTGCTGGACATGATCGAACTGCGGATTCCGAAGGAACGCATGGACGAGGCGAAGGCAGAGTACGGCGAGAAGGTGACCGCGTGGCGCCTGGAAGCGACTCTCCGCGAGTTCCCGCGGATCGAGCCAGTGAACCTGTTTTTCTCTTACCCGCTGCACGAACTGGACGCCAGGGAGATTCTGACAGAGGCGAACCTGGAAGAGAACGAGCGAAGCATGGAAAACGGGCGGGAGATCGGCAGCCTGGCAAAGTCAGCGAAGAAGGCGGACATGAAGGCAAAAGTCTATGAGGCCGTGAACAGGGACGTAGAGTTCGACGGAAAACGGAAAACCTATAAGCAGTACGCCGATGAGTTCGGGGTATCTGAGAAGACGATCAAGAGGTACATGAGTGAGTGGGATGAGGACATCTGAAAAAGGGACAAAAAGGGACAATCCAGTTTATATAGATAAATGTCCTGTCCCTAACAGAATGTCCTGCGGAACAGGGACAGGGGCTAAAGGACGCCCTGTCCACTGTCCGCGCTCAGGACATTGAAGGGAGTGACCCGATGAAGTTCAAGCTGAAGATGATCCCGCCGACGGCCACCGCCCAGCAGAAGGGCGAGTGCATCCGCGCCGGGTACATCCATCACTACAAGAAGAAGAACGTCGCCGCTGCGGAGGCGATCCTGCGGGATGCGCTGCTGCCGTATGTGCCGGATGCGCCGATCGAGAACAGACCAGTCTGCCTTCATGTGCGCTGGATGTTTCCATATCCGAAAAGTGCAAAGAAACATCAACCGGGCATGTATCGCTGGAAGATCACCAGACCGGACGCGGACAACCTGAACAAGATGCTGAAGGACGTCATGACGGATATGGGTTTTTGGAAAGACGACGCACTGATCTGCCTGGAGTTTGTCGAAAAGATGTATAGCGACGAGCCTGGGATCTGGATCAATATCATTGATTACCTTAGCATGGATTTTGAGGGATCGTATGACACAGATTAAACCATTTATTAAGTGCATCGACTTCTGGCCTGTGCAGATTCCGCCGGAGAAGCTGGCTGCGTATAAGCAGCTGATCGCGGAGGGGCAGATCATGAGGCACCATGTCATTGTGAACCAGGCGACCGGGGCGACGACGATCGAGTACTATTCGACGATCCCGCACGAATGGGTACGGGAGGAATTGGCAAAAAGATGCTGACCGCCCGGATTAAGCACCGGCAGATACCGGCATCCGGCGTACTGAAAGGAGAGAAGCATGGAACTGCTTGAAAAGTTGAAACTATGGCAGCGGGATTGTGAGATCCGACGGGCTATGTGGCAGAATCCACTGATCGAGGTTGGTGATTTTACATACGGTAGACCGCTCGTCCACCAGTGGGACAATACGACAAGATTGAAAATAGGAAAGTTCTGCTCGATTGCCGGGAATGTACACATCCTGCTGGGCGGCGAGCATCACACGAACTACATCACGACGTATCCGTTCGACGTGCTGTTTGACGGGAAACAGACGCCGTCCAAAGGCGATGTAATCATCGGGAACGACGTCTGGATTGGCGAGAACGTGACGATTCTGAGCGGGGTCACGATCGGCGACGGGGCGGTGATTGCTGCCGGGAGCGTAGTGACCAGGGACGTGCCGCCGTATAGCATCTTCGGCGGAGTGCCGGCACACTTCAAGAAGGCAAGGATGGATGCGCTCAGCCTGGCAACCAGCGGCATCAGCTGGTGGGACTGGCCTCTTGAGAAGCTGGCGGAGGCGATCCCGATCTTAATGAGCCGGAACGAGTACGCGCTGAAGATGTTCGACGAGAACTGGAGGGGTGAACATGACGCCTGACAGGGAGAAGGTTATCAAAGGTCTTGAGTGTTGTATGAAATGGACTGGCGAACCAAACACGGCAACTTGTCATTGTTCTGATTGCTCGTACACAAACATGGACATTCTTGGACAGAGATGCCTTATTGATTTGATTAACGATGCCCTTGCCCTGCTGAAAGAGCAGGATGCGGTTGAACCGATTAAACCGCTTGATAAGGATGATGGATATACATTTATGTGTAGCAACTGCAAGGGCGAACTGTTCTGCGGTGATGTGATCCGTGATAATTTCTGCCCAACGTGCGGAAGGTCGGTGAAGTGGGAATGAGCGAGTTTATTATGAAAGCAAGCACAGATGAACAGGCAGAATTATGCAGACGATACAGTAATATGCAGGAACTTGTCCGGTGCAAGAATTGCAAACACAGGGGGAATTCTGAAAAATGCGTTCTCGCAGCAATATCGGAAGAGAAGAATTATCCATTGTTTATGCTCGATAACCGTGGTGATTGGTTCTGTGCAGATGGGGTGAATAAAGATGAGTAAACCGTTCTTTTCGATCATCGTGCCGGCACACAATTCGGAGAAGCACATCAGGAAGTGCCTGGACAGCATCAAGATGCAAACGTTCAAGGATTATGAACTGATTATTGTGTGCGACAACTGCACGGACAATACCGGAGAGATCGCGCACGAATACGCAGACACGGAGATCGTCACGCATTACGGCCGGGACGGCCTGGCTCGGAACGCGGGCATCGACGCAGCTGAGGGCGACTGGCTTCTCTTCCTTGACGACGATGACTGGTGGATCCATGAGTATGTCCTTGAACGTCTGCATCATTACGCTACGAACACAGACGCGGATCTGCTGCCGTTCGAGTTCATCTGGCCCAACGACGCGCACGGGCG